GTTTATACTTTTCTGTTTTTAGTTTTTACTAAAACTCAAGTAACATAAAAGATTACTCTTAAAAAAACATTTTTTGATTTTGGTGAAAAAACAAAAAACTTGAAAAAAAACAATTTAATATAAACAAAAACATAAACAATCACAAAGAAAAAAAACAACACAATTCAACTACTTAAACTTACCAGGGTTTTGAACAGTGGTAACCAAAGTAGTATTTTTTTCAAATGATGTTCGTAAAGCAAAATCTTGTTTAAACCATATGCAAAATCCTAAACGAAACCAATGTGTAACATTGATATGAGGAACATGTTTTTTCATGACAGTAAAAAATTGCATACAGTTTTTCTGTTTGGAAGGTGAAAAACAAAAATGATAATAATATGTAACGAATAAGGAAAAAAAAATTGATTCAAGTATCATGAGATTTTGATTCAAATTTATAAATGCTATAGTGCTGAAACACTTGCCGAAACATTTATACTTGGCTATAATACCATATGGTGTTTCTACTGGTGTAAAAGATAGAAACTGCAAATCCTGTGTTTCAACAAATTCAAGCCCATAATTCTTTGCCAAAATGCAAAATCTACCTATATGTGACTTATGCATAGCAACATCATCTCCTGATGATACATAATATTTTTTTTTATCAATAAACCCCAAAAAATTAGTAATATATTCAACAACATAACAATTTAACAATGAAGTTAAAAAAAAACCTGATGGTAAACATCCAAATGTAAAAAATAAATTTGTTGAGTATATCCGAGGTTGACATATAAATCTAATAAAAAAAGAAAAGCAAATACAAGTTTCTTTACAGTTATAATTGGCCTGTTTTAACATTAACAATAATCCACAACACATTAACCATATAGATAATGATGAATCAAATGATGAACCGTCACAGGAAAGCAATTGCTTATAATCAACGTGTTCATACATTTTTTTTATTCCTTGGTGAAATACAGAATAACCAACACGATAAGGCCTATCATCAGTGGACAACAAACGCTGCATAGCAGTGTCAAACAAAAACAAAAACACAAAATGAACATGACTTTCCACCAAGGCAAACAACCGATTTTTATTACGTTGCATATATTTGATTTCTTTAGTTGACGCCGAGGGAGCCGCGTGAGGTCCCCGTGCATGTCCGGAGCAAGCTCCTGACCTGTCCGGGGCGGCGGGCCTTTC